TAAATACCCATACTGTTTTGCGTTCCTGTAACCAGGTCACGTTTGGATCATTACCATTTAATTGGTCAGTAGCTAATGCTTTAATACCAATAAGTACCTTTCCTGGATGAATGAAGTCATCATAAACAATCTGAGTTAACTGAGACCAGTATACTTTATTCACATGGCGGTTAGAGTTGCCGTCCTTATGTGCACATCGCATACGGACTTCGTACTGTCCTGGTTCTTTTACATCGAATCGGAACACCCTATAGATTGCCTTGTTGGATTTATCCTTAATAGTACCTGAGTACTTGCTAGTATCAATCGGTGTATTAGAATGGCTATATAGTCGATACCATTTACCGTCTTTCTTTTCAACCATACCTTCTTGGCCACCATTATTACTAAGCGGTAAGGATATCCATTCAGCAGACCCTACTTTACGATAGCCACCTTCAATAGTGACTGAGGTTTCACTTAGTCCGCCCGTATCATTTGAATAATACAAACCATTAGGTAGTGATAAAGTCACCTCTAACGCAGTAGATAAATTACCTTGCGTTTGATGGATAGACCAATCGTTCGTAAGCTCATAAGTCAATGGTTGGTCAGCGTAGTTATCGTTGAAGTTGGGGATAACTGTTTGGTCATTTGTACCGAGTCTAATATCAACCTGTACATCCTTATAGTTACCTACAGGGTTACCATTTAATTTGATATTAGAGATAGAATCGATAGGGCCTTCACCTGCGCAGTATAGCAAGTTAAGATACTGCTTGCTTCCATCACTAATCACGTGACGAGAGATGAGCATTCCTGCACTCTTACACTTGCCATAGGTAATCGCTAATGGATGACCTTGGCCAACTATCGTTTGTGAACCTTGCCATCCATACGTAGCTGACTGCTCAGTGTTTGAGCTATCTGTTTTAGGTGCAGTTAGTTTAGATATGATCGTGTTACCAATCATACCGATGGCCATTGCTGCGAGCGTACGACCTAATACACTGGTGATACCGAAGATAGCACCAGAGGCAATACCTGCAGTCGCAATAGATAAACCGATAGATAACAAGATACCTAGTACTTGTTTTTCTACCTTTGGTAATACCACTACATAAGCTTCATCTGTAGGTGATGCGGTATCGTCTACTAGCTCGCCATTAATGGAGTATACCCAGTTGCCTGGCTCAGTAAAATATTGGTTAAGTTTCTTACCTTCAACAAAAGGCACAAGAGTCTCTTGTCTAGTGGTAAGGTCGAATGGGTTTCGAGCAATTACTAATCTAATCATTTTGAGCCTCCTTGTGCCTGTACATTCCTAATATACGTTTTCTTAATCTGTCCACTGGTACGATACATACACCCGCATATTCGGTAGAATGTATCATCTTACCTTCGCCTACATATACTGCGATATGATCAGCAGTATTACTGTATAGGTTCATGACAATTATGTCCCCTACTTCCGGTTCCTTGACTTCGTGCCAGGGAGAGTTCATATCTGGCCAATACGTTGCGTATGGCTCAAGCTGAACCCCGGCTCTCTTGTACACCTCTACCACAAGCTCCCAACAAGGTAACTCTTTCCACGGAGTACCTACTAGGTTATTTAGAGTTAGACGCATATAAGCCCCCTTGTGGTATTGTTGGCTCACCGCCAAATCTAACGCTGTTATTTAACTCACGACAGCGTTTTAGAGTTTTGTTACATGATTGTGCGTATCCTTTGTATCCGCACTCTACAGACTTAAATTTGAAAGGACAGTAGTCTTTCATCACTCGAACAGGTGGGAACCTACGAGAGAATGAGAAGTCTGTGCCTAATGTGAACACTACCCAGTCTGCTTTAGATTGGGATGCATTAATGATAAACGTTTCTTCTAGTTCAATAATGTCCGGTAAGTTAGTATTGAATATTCGAATATTGACCTCACAATCTGTGAGGCCTTTATTCTTTTCTACCAACCGTTGGATAGTACCGGTTACATTCGCTACAGAGAGTTTTACATTTGGCATCTGCTTAGTATCTTCATTAATATCCTCTAGCTTGAATGGGAAGGCAGTGTACTTCTTACCGGCTAAGGTTAAGTCCTCGGTGTTATTCACGAGGAGGATATTCCCTTCCGGATGGTGAAGCTCAATAGCCATTACCCATGCTCCAGTGGAGGATATCTTATTCTTTTCAATGATTGATGCAGTTGATAACGTTAACATCTAAGCCTCCTGTAACTGAATTGAACCTGTCCATATCCCATAATCACTAGCCGAAAAATGGAGTTGGTCAGCGAACCTAACTCTAATCTTGGCCAGTGTTTCAGGGTGTGTCCAAAGGAATATCTCTGCAGTATTTACCTGGTCGAAGAAATTCCTTAAGCGGACATACTCTGTAGTTGGGATTTTATAATTTACCGAATACGATCGTAACGCTTTCGTAGTCTTACGATGTGTTAGCATCGTCATGTTTTCCACCTGAGCCTTACGACTTACATCAGGTGTAGTTTCATCGATAGGGTATATCGGATATCTTATGTTTGGGAATTCTAACATACGCTATACTGCGGCTGCCTTAATGGCATCACGCATACCTCCTTTGTTTGTCATAAGACTAGATACTACTACATCAACTATCATTTGTTCGCCGTCAAACTTAGTTTCTTGTTGTTGGCTATCTAGCTGTTGGCCAGATTGATTAATGATGTTAACCGTTACCTTACCTGCTCCGTCACCACCAATCATCTTACGTGTTTGGCTCGCATTATAAATGCGATGTGAAGAGTTAAACTGTAAGAGCTCTGGACCATTTTCACCAACAAGAGTCATACCCGCGGGAGCGATACCACCGCTTGCGAACTTACCCATACTGTTACCAGTAAAGGCAGCACCGAAGGAACCGCCACCGGAGAATGAAGACACATTCCCTCGACCTACACCAATAGCACCGATACCGCTTACCACTCCACCAAATAGGCTTTGTAGTTTAGGTTGTACGTACTGTTGGAAGGATAGGTTCACGAGCATTTTTAAAATGCTGTTTGTAATATCTTTAAAGATATTTTTAAGACCTTTACCGAATGACTCAGCGCCAGTTGCAATCCCTTCCAAATGGCTAGTAAATGAAGAGTTAATACTGCTCATCGTACTATCAAAAGTAGACTTCGCTAGGTCTCCATAGTTAGTCACTTGTTGGTTGTACTGTCTAGCCCCTTCTGCTAAGCTAGTACGTAAGTTACGTCCTGCAGCTTCCCATAACTTTTGCTGAGCTTCAACTAGGTTCTTCTCAATTTGTAAACGTTGTGTAGCGCTTAATTGAGCCTCGTTGAGTTCAGACTGAGCATAGGAGATGTAAGACTTAAGCGACTCATCAAGCACCTTATCCGCATCCTCTTGAGATACACGGCCAAGCTTCACTAAATTGGATTGTTTATCCACGTCTTCGTTGAGTTGCGTGTATGCTAACTCACGAATCTTCTGATTAGTCTCAGCAGTAAGCTTTAACTTCTCAGCATTAGCTTTCTTCTCAGCCAGTGTCTTGTCACCAACTGCTTTTGTGTACTCACGAATGTTATCGTCAATCTGAGCTTGTTGCGCTTCAGATTCAGCCTTGATAAGTTGCAAGCGATCGCCAGTACGTTCAAGGTCTAATTTGACGATATCCTCGTTCATCTTACGAACACGTATCTTTTGGTTACGGTCAGCCTCAGCTAGTTTCTTTTGGTACACTTCCTCATTCTTAGCCTTAGCTTCTGCTACTAAGTTAGAATCAGCAAGTGCCTTAGCGTTAGCATTTTTGAGCGCATCATTAGAAGCACCACTACCAACACCAGTAGGAGCACTACCGCCATAAGCCTTAGCATATAGTGCGGTATCTACATAACCTGTTACAGCACCGAAGTCACCTTCAATAGAACTAGATTGAAGTACTTGACCAGGGCCATAACCACCTGGTCCGTGAGAGTTAGCCCCAGTATACCCACCATTGCCATCAGCAATGACTACATGGTTATCACCAAGTACAACTACACCATCGCCTGCTTTAGGGACATAGCCATCGCCTGCATCGTGCCATGCACCAACCGCTCTTGAATCACGCATTATATACGGCACATATCTAGCAGTACTAACACCGAATGATTCTCTGATACTATCTGCGAATAGCTTGCCACAGTCTGTAGCCCAGTCACCTTCAGCACCTAATACGTACTTCTTACCTAATTGAGCATTGGCTGCATCTAATACACTTGACGCTTCGCCGGTACCACCACCGCCACTATTTAAGCCCGCAGCGGAACGAATAATATCCCGGATGTTCTTATTATTCGATTCATATTGATTCTTGGCGTTAAGCTTATCGATTTCGTATTGACTACCATCAATCTCTAAAGATTGAAGTGTAAGGCTACGAATGAGCTCGTTAAGACGTTCTACAGAGCTTGCCAATTTCTCGGCTGCTTGTTCCGCCTTTTTAGCTGCCGCCTCTTGGGCTTTAGCTGCCTTACCTGCTTCCTCATTAGCCTTGTTGATAGCTTCATTATTAGTCAGACCGTTCTTAGCATTTTCGATTTCTTGCTCCATCTTAGCTTGCTCTTCATCGGCTTTTTTCTTCGCAGCATCTGCCGCTTCTTTAGCCTTGATTGCAGCGTCAATTTGAGCGCCCTCTTCTTTAGTTGCTAAACGATCGTTCTTAATGAGTCCGAAGAAAGCACTATCTTCAACCCAGTACCGCCCGTCTTTGTTAGCCATGTAGGCAGCATTAGTACCTGGTGCATTGAGGTTCTTATGAGCTCTAAGCCCATTCACATCAACACCTAGGTCAGTACCTTTAGTAGCTTCCTTATAGCGGTAATCGAGTAGTGCTTTGCCTGCAAGACCAATAGCAGTAGCCAACGCAAGCCATGGACCTGCGGCCGCTATTGTAGCCAATCTCATGAACTTTAATGCGCTCGTGATAGATTGGATAGCAGTGATAGCTATACCTGCTTCTAGGCCAAATTTTACAAGCCCTGAGATAGCGTCCTTCTGTTCAGTTGCCAGGTCACTATATGTCTTAGTCAGATTAATAGCACCTTGCGCATATTCCATAACTACAGGTAGTAACTCTTGGCCAATCATGATAGCCAATCGTTTACCTGTTTGTTCCATATCTTTCAACTGACGATTAAAGGATGCGGACTTTTGAGCTGCTTCATCATTGATGATGAGCCCCATTGCTCTAGCACGGTCTTCGACTTGCTTCATTGCCTCAGCGGACATATTCAACATACCGTGGAGTTGGTACCCTGTTTTACCAAACAGCTCCATTTCAACCCGTGTCTTTTCGGCACCGTCCTTCATGTTCCTTAATCGGTCTTGAATGATAGTAAATACTTCAAGAGTATTCTTGCCTTGAATCTGATCAATGCTAATTCCTAGACGGCTGAACATGTCAGTCGCTAGCTTGCCTTCAGCGGATGCAACTTGCATCTTGTCCTGAGCGGTAGAGACCGCCTTAGCAAATTTAGCAAATGCTACTGTACTTACATCAGTAGCAACGCCCATATAGTTGGCCACAGATATGAAGGTACTAGCCTGTTCAGCAGTAGCCCCAGTAAGGGACTGCATCTTCTTTACAGACAAGTTCCAAGATAGTGCTTCTTTAGCAAGCTTTGTTCCTAACCCTGCTATACCAGCACCTGCACCTATGGCGAATAATTCATTCTTTAACTTTGAAAGCTCTGCAACTGTTCCCTTAGAGGTAGCGGCGATTTTCTCTAAACCGGCTTGCGCGTTCTTGTCGGTCAGTTGCACTATGATATCTACTACGTTATTCGACATCCTTATTCATCGCCTCCATTTCTAAACCCTCTAATATCCACATGAGACTAAATAACATAGGATTTAGATTGATATTATTAATCTCAGCCACCGTACGTATAGCCGGATAATCAAACCCTGCTAATCCTCCAGAGTGGTAAATACGTTGACTGCGTGATAGGTTGTACAGCTTCATAGCCAGTTTTGAACCGAACAATAGGCGTGGTGGGTTATAGTCACACTCGGAGCAGTCGAAGGACTGCTTTGTAGCGGTTTGTAATTCCTTACATCCCTGGCAGTACTTCGGCTTATCCGAGGACATCCACCTCCACGCCTCTTCTAGTTTTTTTCTGTTTCTTCTTGTAATTGATATGTCAATGTAATGACTTCACCTGCGAAGGCCATTGCATCCTTATCACTCACTGTATTGAGTTGTTCGTCTGTGAGCTTATACACATCAGTTAAAATGAAACGCATAATATCACGACTACGAACGATAGATGCTACTTGATCATCAACATCTACTGGGCAATACACGAAGTCTAAACCGGCTTTGATTAAGCTATCACGTTCAGTCCATGTAAGGGCTCTTGGTTTTAATTCGTTACCTTGAATATTCATAGATACCTCCTAATGAATTAGATTAGTAAGAAGCTTGGCTGTTAACCAATTCAAATACTACTGCGGATTGACCTGCATCATCGCCATAGTATGCTTTGAATGGAAGTTCGATATTTACGCCTTTAGGACCATCAATACCTGGGGAGTTACGTTCGTAAATCAATTCAGGCAACTTGATTGTCAAGGAGTTAGTACCTTTAGTAAGGGTTAATTCCAAGCTAGATTCAGTACCATTTACTGCCTTGTTTAACAAGTCCATGTTTTGGAAGAAAGCTTTAATAGTACCGGATACGCCGATAATGCCTGTATCGATATAAGTACGGAAGCCTTTACCACCGATAGCATAAGAGTCACCATCTAAGCCAAAGTCAATATCAAGGCTCATGGACAATACGTTAGCTACTGTAACGCCGCCTTCCTTGATAGTAGCTTCTAAGTTCTCAAACGGAGTAAACGTAATAGACTTAGGTGCAGTATCAAATGGTACTGCCGCCATTGTTTCTTTACAGCCCATTACATCAATAGATGCAGTCAATTCCGCATCACCACCAAAGTTCAAAGACATTTTATTCATACGTACGCCACTGAATTGTTGGTAAGTACTAATGTCTTTATAGCCTTGTTCAAATGTAGCAGATGGCATATCTGGACCAATTTTAAATACGTGTTTCTTACCAGAACCTTGTGCTGTTGTAGTTGGAGCACCAAAGCCTAGTTTTAACCAATTACCAAATCCTAATACATCAACTGGTGGTACGATGCTACCGGATGTATCGATGTTACCGCGACTAGGTGCCGCAGGATTACGTGTGCCTCGAATAACAGAGGAGTCATTCAAGTTTTGGCTTGCCTTCAAGGAAGAACTGATAATTGGCATTACCACGCCACCAGTAGATGGAGTAGTACCGAAGTCAGTTTCAAAGGCCATTGTAAGAGAAGATTGTGCCCCTTGTGCACGTTTAGCAACTGCCATATTTATCCTCCTAATATTCAACATTACCGCCAATTACATGCGGTATTTCTATAGTGTATGTGGCTTTGCCTGGGTATACAGGACGCCATGAGATATTGTCTGTTTCGTAGTCAATGTTAATGACTGGGTAGTTAGGGTTAACTGCCATGATACATTCAACGAGTAATTGGCCAAGTTCGTCACACTCGAACGCTCCTGTGTATCTAACCACACGACCTTCACGTTCTACCTCATTTCTTACTATCCCCCATGCAAGTTGCAAAGTGTAAGAATAGGAAGTAGCCAAGCCTTCAGACTTATTGTCCATCAATATGATCACGCATGGACAATCCTCTTCAAGAGGAGCGCTTGCTTCATCATATCCGATGTAAATCCCTAAGTCCTTTCCATAATGTTTCATGCAGTAATCAGTAATTTTCTGATTGCCCTTAATCGCTTCTGCCCATCTGTTAGCAATGACCGCTAGTGGAATAGTTTGCATTGCTACCTCACTTTATATGCTCGTCTACTAGATGCGAACTGAGTGCTTTTGCCTAGTGCATACTCGCCGATTTTAGACTCTAGGTAAGGTACCAACTTAGGCTGTAGGGCTATCCTCATTGGACCAAACGTCTTACGAGGTTTAATCCGAAACTCAGACTTTCCTTTAGCAAGTTGAAAGCCACCGGCAAATAATGTCTTACGCATTGGCTCCGTGATTTGCTTGGTGAAACCACGCTCAATCTGTTCGCCTAATCGTTTAGCAGACGATGATAACCACCCTACTTTTACAGATTGCGACTTAGCGTCGTATTGATAACCAACAGCACGATACATCTTACCGAGTGGAGTATATCCGACTGTAGTTTCTTTTACGCCACCGGCTATAAGTTGAGCTCTGGATTTTAATCCCCAACCTTCCTTATCAGCCTTACCGCCATCTTTATAGGCACGCCTTACTTTAGCGCCAAATGCTGCCTCGAACTGTGCCCTCATAGTAGGTGGCATGAAGTTCGCATATTTTTGGCCACCAGGTGAACCGGATTTAATACCCGCCTTGATTTCCTTCTGCATCATCCAACCGACTGACTTCATAGCTTTCCTAGTCCAATCTGGCTTAGTCTTAGCTATAAATTCAAGGTACGGCGTTGCAGTGTCAACGATGGTAAGAGGTGAGTTACTCATGGTCTTACCGTCCTAACGTTGGCCACAATTTCAAGACAGTGCATTTTAGTGTCGCTATCGGAGATATGATCTACATACCACTTCTTACCATTGATGTAGATTACATCCTTAGTCTTAGGTAGTGGTACATCTTTGGTTCTAACCCATACCTTAGCTTTATCAGCTAATCCAGTTACGAATCCTGAACCTTTACCATCATACTCACCGATTTCTACGCTAGCCTTAATCTGCTTACCTTCATATGTTATTTTTTCGCCAAATACATCGAGTAAGGCGCTTTCATCATAGGTCAGCATAAGTTATACCTCATAGGGTTAATGCGGACCGTGTGGCCCGCATTTCCTTAAAAATACAATGATTAGTTTTTCAACATTACTGTTACAGTATCTTGAGTAGCAGTTTTAGGTTCTACTGCGATACCCAAAGGTTTACCGCCAGTCTTAGCAGCTTTACCAGAAAGGAAGTTTACTACATCACCTACAGCGTATGTATCAGCTTTAGTAGCATCTACTTTGAATACGCCTGTAATTTTTACTGCGCCCATTTCGCCATTTTTGATATCAGTAACAGCTACACCATGAAGTGCACCTGCTTCTACGATATCGCCGGCTTTAATATCTGCTGTTGCCACATAATTGATGCGGTCTGTTTCATATACGAATTTTGCCATATGTGTTATATCCCCCTATTATTTACCTGCGTTTTTGTAAAGACCACGGAAGTCAAGAGCGCTTACGCCACAATCAAATGCTACTTTGTATTCGATACCATCTACATCGAAGCCTTGACGAGTTTCAAGACGTGGAGTTTCAACGCCGTTCAAGTATGTTACTTCGATAGTATCGTGTTGAGTTGCATCAGCTACTAAGTACCATGCATCTGGGTCAGTCAATTCAGCGTCAGCTACAACAATGAAACGACCTTTGTAAGGGTTAACTACGCCAGAGTTTACACCGTCTACTGCTGCAGTAGAGTTAACGATTTGGTAAGCAGTTACTTCAAGTTCTGGAGGAACTACCAAGTATTTAGGTGTGATGTTAAGAGTAGCTTCACCTGTGATACCTTTTTGACGACGCATAGCAGTAATTGCTTTAGCGATTGCTTTCACAGATAACGCTTCACCTGTACCTGCAACGTTACCATGTTTAGAGTCGAACAATGCTACATTGTCTTGCATTTTAACGTTACCAGTTAATTGAGCGTATACCATTTTGTTCACTAAGCGTTTAGCAGCGGAACCGTATTTAGTAGCAATTTTGGAGAACAAACCCAAGTCATCATTGATGATCGCTTGACGAGTTAAGCTGAACAATTTACCATAAGTAGCCACTTTAGTACGAGCGGATGCTTCACCGAAGGAGTCTTGTTTGAATTGGCCACCTTCAGGAACTAATTCAAGGGTACCCGCTTCAGACAATGCTACGCGTGCAGCTTCTTTGAAATCACGGTTAGAGCCTTTACCTGCCCAAATTTGGTAAGTAGTTTCAGCTTCAATGAAGCCTACCATTACGGATTTGTTAGCCAAGTTAGACATAATAGCAGGGAATGTAGATGTGGAATTGATAGCTGCACGAGCTAATTCCATGTTATCGCCAAAGTTTACTGTAGAACCAGATTCACGGCGTAAGGATTCGCGAGCCATTTCAATCATGGAATAACCACGTAATTCTTGTGCACCTGCTGCCGGTTCTGCTACTGGGATACCTGCTGCCATCAATACTGCGTCTTGTGCAGCGGCACGGAACTTATCGCTTTCAGCTTCGCCCATTTTTACGGATACGCCTGCGTTACGTGCACGAAGTTGGTCCATTACCATTGCACGAGCTTCTTCAACAGATTTACCCAATACGATTGCTTCATCAGCACCTTCTACATCGAAGTCACGGAACATAGCAGTAATTTCGGAAGTACGTTTACGTTCTTGTTCCATTGCTTTTTGAAGGTCTTCTTGAGTGATACCAGTTTCAACTGGCTCAGATTTTACTTCTTGAACTTCTAAATTTTTCTCTTGATCCATACGTGTGTTATCCTCCTGTGTGTCAATACTTGTATGAATTTCTTCAGCACTACGTCCTACGCCCACTGTTGGGTCAGCAGGAACAGATACAATACTGATTTCTAAAGGTTCCCAATCCGTTACTACATAAGCCGGACCATTAAATCGACCGTTAGTAGATTTAGTATCTTCATCTTCTAATACTTCATAACGGTTGATTGCATAGCCTACGCTTACACCTTGTAGTGTGCCAGATTGTACCTTTTGGAATATTGTTTCGGATTGTTCATCGGTGTCAAAGCGTACTAACGCTTTACCGCGGTTATCTTCTAGCCATACCTTTTCGATATGACCTACGACCGCATCACGATCGTGATTGAACAATACCGTACCTAAGCCATTATTAAAGCGCTCAAGGTTGATGCACTCTTCATCGTGGCAAAGGATTTCATCGCCGAACCAACGGCCATATGGCGTTTCGGAAGAGAATGATAATTCTACTGTCCGACTATCGGTATCGACGTGGTCAATAGTAGTTTCTCGACAGTAGTTGCCAAGAACACTACGCTTTTGATGTTCACTCATTACTAGCCATCAGCTCCTTCCTGTGTAGTGTCATCATCGCCCATCGTTAGCGGTTGCAACTCACTGGAATAATCAAGTAACACACCAAGCTCACGAGCCCTATCCTGTTCGAGTTTCCGTTGTTCAAGGACTTCCTCCCAATCACGACCGGATGCTGCGCACACATCCTCTAGGGTTGTAAGACCAGATTTGATAGCTTCCTTATTAGCGTTAACCTCTTTTACTGGGTCAATCCAAGACCACCCTGGAGCAAGCCAAGATACCTCTTGATATTTGTCTTTGTTCGCTAGATAATCTGGAGGTAGTTCACCAGATAAATAGAGGGCATCAATAAAGGCTCTCCAAATCGGCATACAGAAGTGTGCGATAACAAACTCTTGTAATTGACGGAACGTCTTTTGGTCCTCTAACAGGTTTTGACGTGCGGCTGAGAAGTTACCGGATATATTACGCGCTACGATGTCAGCGCTCATACCAAGACCGGACGAGATACGTCTAGTCTGAGTTGCCGAGTATTCGCTTGCAGTTCCCGCGTTACGCTTAGGGTCTGCAAACTCAATAGATTCACCAGGGCTTAGGTGTCTAACCATACCTGGTGCCATTGTCATGCTAGGCCTACCTTTGCTATCTCTTGGAAGCAAGCTAGCTTGTCTAGCAGAATTCTGAGAAGTAATAAATGCACTGAAGCACGCTGATACACGCGCTGCGATTAAGTCTGCATCCATGTACTCATCAATATCGTGGATCCGACGCAAGACTAAGGCCAAGTGACTCATACCACGAATCTGTGTTGGACGAGTAGGCTTGAAGAATAAGAACGCTTGGTCTGTGGTTAACCGCATAGCCTCAAATGTTCTAATACCCATAGGGTCTGATTGACTAACATGATAAGCTACAGGCTTTCCATATTCGTTTACCTCAACACCACTAATGATGTTATTATTGCCGTATTTGATGTCTACGGCCCCTATGTTCTCCGCCTCGATTAATTGGATAGCCAAGGGGAGATAGTCGCCCTGTGCGGTCTTATTTACAAGAATTTCGCCATCATACAACATTCTACGTAGTGCCATTGTTTGCAATTCATAGAAGTTAGACAGCCCGCGTACGTCCGCATTATCTGCTTCCGTCCATTTCGCCCAGGCACGCTCAATCTTATTATTGAGTTGGTTATTGAGCTTACCGCTCTTATGACGAACCTTAGCCTGTGGCTTAATACCAGGACCGATTACGTTACGCAAGATAGCAATAACAGCAGACTCAGCTAAGTCACTGTTCATCTCAGCAGACCGTGCACGGCCACGGATAATATCACGTGAACCTGTTGCTAGTTGCTCGGCTGTACCAAATGCAGGTTGCCAATCACTATTCAGTCTGTCCATTGATGCAGCATCGTATTGACGGAGTGCTTCACGTGCAGCCATTCGTTCTAGTGCACGTTCAGGGTTAACCCAACCGATTACTTTATCTAAGATATTCATCGTCCACCCCATGTCACGTATGCATCAACTTGATAC